TTTTCAGCAGGAACAGTTTTATAATAAGCACCATCTGGCAATGTATTTGTTACAGCTTCGGCAAATTTAGCAGATACTTCAGGGCTTACCGCAAAATTATCCCTTACATTGCCGCCTTGTTTAGCGTCTTTATTCATGGGTATTGTACCAAAAATAAATTTAACTGTTTCCAAATACATTTTGATTTTTTGCATTTGTTTATAAGAATCAACTTCTACTGCATCAGGGAAAATACCTAAATACAACGGTACACAACCAGCTAAATCGTCATGAAATTTAAATACAAATGATTTATCTTTATCCAACTGTTGCCAATACATATATCTACCATTGCGATTTTCAACTCTCATTTTTGTTGGCTTATATTTTGGATCTTGTTTGGCTTTATACAAATTATTCAGATATCTTCTAAATTCAGGAGCAAATCCACTTATATCAACACCCATATTCATAAAATACATCATGTTAAAAGAATATAGGAAACTACCTTCTTTTGATAAAGCATCAATTACACAATAATCAGATGGCATTTCTTGAAGTGATATTACATCTTCATAATCTCTTACATATGTAAATCTTGCATCTTCTTTTACCATTGCTTTAAGTGCTTTTTTAAATTCAAATCTATGATCAAAATGATCAAAGAAATCAAATGCTTTATTTAAGTCTTTCTTGAACTTTTTCTCACTCATTTCTTCCTTGGTGATATTGCCAATAGGAATAATTTCATAATCAAAAGTCAATATATTTGAAAGGTAATGCACCAATATTTTGTATGATGTATTTGTATCATAAAGATATTCAGATAACCTACGCAAAGATTGCTCATTATCTTTTGGGTTTGCTATAAGTTTTAAAACCTGATCCCGTGATTGTGCTACGGGATTCATGTTAATACCTTTTAGAATTTGATTGTTTATCTGAGGATTTAGCAGGTATGACCACATATTATTTTGCATAAAGGCTTTGGCATATGCCATAAAATAATTATCATTTGATTGATTTTCAAAATTTTCTGTTTTTTCGTTTTCAGGCAAGTTATCACATCCTTTCTTTCCTCAGATTTTTAGGTCATGTATTGCATTAGGTAGTCGAGTTCATCCTCACATTCTTCAATTTCTTCATTCATGAATGTAAAAATGTAAAACGCTCCCATAGCAACAGCAGAATAGCGGTCTTTATCAATCCTTCTTACCAATGGTTCAACTGATAATTGGTTAGTTTTGTCTGATTTTTTTAATTTTAAGTTAGCAACTTCATCAATAAGTTGCTGGCATTGAAAGCTGAGTGCTTCAACATCTTGCTTTAAACTATCTGGAATATCATCTTTTAAATCTTCATACGGACGTAATAATCTTAATTTATTAGATTCTACACTATCAATAAAAATACGAATTATATCTGTATTTATTCCTTGTGCTTTAAGTCCATATACAATTCTTGGTGCATTCCTATCAGAAGATTTATCCTCAGTATTGATAGATGCAAATGGAGGATATTCTTCGTTTGTCTCAAAGTCTGTTTGTTCTTTTAACAACATTTCCATAACTCCCTGACCTATTCCGTTAACATCAACAATTATAGCCTTAACTCTTGATTTTGTAATATCATAATTACCACCGTATTTATAAAACACCCTTTTAATAATTACTGCTTGTTCATCAAAATTAAGACCATTGGAAGGAGTTATAATATTTACAATTTGAAGTTGTCTTATCATCCCATTAGTACTACGGATTATTTTAAATACAACAATACACGTTTTGTTATTATTATCACTACTACTACGTGCAATATCACAACTTATTACATACTCATTTAATGCAAGATTTCCACGCTTATCTTTTGGGCATTCTAACTCTATGTCTTCGGCATTTAGCACTCTTGATCTTATGAGTTTAGAAATATTAATTAATCCTCCGTCACTAACACCAATCCAGTCACATAAATAATTTTGTCGAAAGCGAATTACATTATTCGACCTTGATTTATCTATAACTGATTTCTTTTGTCTACCAAAATGAACAGGGATAAACCAATCAGACCCAAATATAAAACTACCTTTTAAATCAGACATACCCTGAATCATAGAAATTATTTTTGCATATTCATCTGAGTTTTTATAACCAGATGTAGAAAATCTATTTATTTGACCATTTAATTCTTCAGGATCAGTTTCTCCTGTCATAGTAGTCCTAGAAATATTAAAAATCGGCTCTATCGCATCAGCATACGTCTCCAAATCAATAAGCGCACTCTCTTCCAGTCCTCCACGTCTTCGCCTCAAACCTTTACTAGACTGAGTATTGGCTAAACTATCTACAACACTTCCATTGATAAATTCAACTTTTCCATTATCTTTAGAAAAACTTGCACTTTTAATATTTGCTGCAAAAGAAGGATAAAACCTAAGAATTTCGTCATGCTTATCTTTCCATATCTTAACCGCACTTTCTTTAGTTGAAGCAGTAATAGAAGTAGAAATATTTGGAAAACAACAAGCCGTATGATAATGATTCATTACGTGAATTAACGTCTTTGATATACCCCGTGGAGCGCAGAAATAATTTTCTGGAAATCTTGAAAGCAGTCTTATCATTACTCTTTGATGTAAATCAAAAGTTAATCCTCCTGTTTCTGGTTTATACATATCCCAAAAAATATCTGGCATCCATTTAAGGAAAGAACAAAACTCAGTGAATTGAGGTAGGTTCTTTGATATTATATCTTCATCTATTTCGGAATGTTGTATTGGTGACTCAAATGCAGGTTCGGTAATATCATATCTATCCCGTGTTTGTTTATTAGCTTTAGTTTCAAAATTTTGTATATACGATGCCATTATTCATCACCATCTTCATATACAGGTTCTTTATAAATAAGTTCTAAATCCCTGAAAACATTATTTCTTTTTTCCTTTTCTTTTTTGATTCGTTCTGCATCAAAGCCCTGTTGAATATAATATTCTTCAATCATTTCATCATAGAAGTTATAAATATCTCTATATTTTATTCTTGGCTTATCTTCTAATCTTCTTATATAATTAACAATACACCAAATTATTAAATCTGCATCATCATACGGTTGTTCTCTTAATTTAGGTAAAATTGGAATAATACTAACTTTTGATTCTACCGCTTCAAAAATTTGTGGCACTAAATCTATGCCTCCACTAATATCACTTTTTGAAAGCTGTCGAACATTTATTTTTGCATCTTCAGCAGCTTTAGCAGCCATATTCGCCCACTCTTCTGCTTCTTTAGAATTACCAGAAGCAGTAGCTATTTCTTCTTTTACACGAAAACGAATATATGTTATTAAGTTTTCAATATGGAATGTTGTTTTTCTACCATAGTTATCAATCATTTTATTCCATTTACTTTCAAATAATTGATATTCAAATGGTTTATATCCATATCCCCATTTATCAATAAGTTCCTGTGTTACTTCAAATTCACTTTCTTCAATTTTTAAATCTGGTTTTTTAGTAACTAATGTGCCATTAGGTTCAAATGATGAATCTTTCCATGTATAAGATCTATATTGTGGCATACCCAAATTCTTAAAATATACACCAATAATATCTCCACCCTTTTGGTATGAACTTTCAAAAATATCATACAAATATGGACGATCAATTAACTTTAGCATTTCTTTAAGTTTATCAACGGAAAGATTTCCTAATGTACTAATACACATGTTTTTTAAACACTGTTTACAGTATGGTAATTTCCCTGTTTGATGTACTGGATTAAAGCTTTTATAAAAGTCTCTATTCTGCTTTATTTCTCCACACATCATACAAGTAAATTCTTTTCTTTCACCATCATTACCACAAGATACTTGTGGCTTTTTATTACCTTTTGGTCTACCCCGTGGCATTATATTCACTCCTTTTTAATCACGAAAAAAGGAAGTCAAGAACTGACTTCCAAATTTCAATAAAACCCCAAATTTATATACTATTAGGTTTTATATTATTAATTTAAAATAACTTCAGTAGTACTAATACCTTTTTTATTAGTATTAAATTCAAACAACATTGCTCCGGCTTTAGCACCAGTAAGTAATTTGTCACTAAAAGCATCAGAACCCATAATAGAAGGGAGTATAATGATCTTAATATTACCAAACTCACTTTCTCCAACAGTCGAAATAGAATCATGATGTAAATGTCCAATTATCATGTAGTCGATCTTAATATTTAACAATATCTGTAATTCCTTTAATATTGTTTCTGACTTTTTGCCTTTATGCTGATGACCATGAAAAGCAAGTATGTTTTTGCCATTAATACTAAATGCAGCATATTCAGATTCGTACAATGGAACATTAATTCTTGGATTATCTTTTAATACATCATGTATATAATTAATAATTACTTTTTCTAAATCTTCATCAGGAAAAGAACCTGCTTGAACATTTAAAAACCTAACTTCCGTATGATTTGCAGATTTTACATGATGATATGTAAGTGGCATATATTTTGATAATTGATTTA